TGGAGCATTTAAAATGTCCTATCAAATCCACACCACCATCGATGCCGCTGCCATGAGTGCGCAGCCCAATGAGCGCACCATTGTGTGCCGATTCAAGAATCCAGCGCGTACAATCGCAGTCAATATCCCCAGTGAAGCCTGGATGCAGATGGAGGAGGCAGTCAGCAGCCCGACATATCGCGCACTGCTCGGCGATGTGCTCGAAGCTGCTGCCAAGAGTATCATCAGCGCCTACTATACAAACACCTATGATGCCCACAGAGTGACCGTCTCATCCATCCCACCAGCCATTCTAACACCCGCCGCCATACTGGAAGCGGCGGCAGGCAATAACAGCGAGTGGCTCACCAAGGACGAACTGGCGGAGGCGTGGAAGACCAGCGCCACCCGCGCGGTGGTGTACGATGCTGGCAAGTACGCCGCCAGTCAAGCCTACCGCCGAGCATATACAAGATTCGAGGAAATGATTTTGAAGCTGGCCGGTAAGACCAGCAGCTACAAGCCGGATGAACTCGACGTCATCTTAGCCAAACTCAACGAGGGAGATTTCGAGACGGACTTCGGCAGGTTCGTGCTCAAGCGCGTTAAAACACTACAAGAACGCCCGCAGACAAGTGACGTCGACATGAGTGTGCTATAAACTTAATCAAGCCCAAACCTGAAAGCCCAGGTCTACTAGACCTGGGTTTTTTCATGCTTGCAAATCGTAATGATTCTCATTACGCCACGCGCGCTCGCTTCGCTCGCTTGAATACCAAAACAGCTGGCTACGCCAGGGGGCTAAAGCCCTTTTGGAGCGCTTGTTAGCGCTATATCCTATGTAATCTTCAAAAATTTTCTAAAATTTTAAAAGTAGATACACTATTTAAATCTATTGCACATGTAGGCGATTCGCAGACAGTAAATAACCTACTATCTGTCAAACTACTAACTAACATACCAACTCAAACCCGGAGGTTGGCTACGCCCGCAGCTGAATGAGGCAATATTATGACACCTAAAGAATACGCAATTGAACTTCTTGCAAAGGGCATACCAACAAGCCAAGTGGCCGCCGCCCTAGGGTGTGATGATTCATACATCTCGCAGCTAAAGGCAGATCCTGAGGTGCAGGTGGCGATAGCATCTAAGCAGGCGGCCCACACGGAAGCAGACTGCGAATTCGATGAAACTCTCGAACGTGCCGAAATGATGGCACTAGAGAAGATTGAAAAGAATATGCAGTTTGCAACACTTGGACAGGCATTGGCTGCATTCCGCGTACTTAATGGTGCCCGTAAGCGCAGTGATCCAATTCATCAGCCTGATGGTGGGACCTCTATCACCGTCAACTTGACGCTGCCGGCGACTGCTCTCCCTCAGTACATAACTAACTCCCGCAGTGAAATTGTGGAAGTAGAAGGAAAGACAATGATTTCTGCAACTCCCAAGACACTTGACCAGATCTTAGCTGCAAAGGCTGCAGATAAGGTGGCATTGCCACAAACTACAGCAGTGGAGAAAGCCGCAGCAATGCTAGATAAGATCACTGCACCGCCCCGCCAAGTGCCCAGGAGAGTACCGGCCGGGCTATCTATTGAAAACCTGTAAGGATATAAATCATGACGACACCAATCTATGCGCGCAAAGCGCCAGACAACACCGTCCACGTACTTGATGGTGTGTTCGTTGACGACGGTAAGTTTGCACTGCTTGTAGAAGATCAAGCTGCATTGAACCTGCTCACAGCCATTGCAAACAATACCACAATTACGAGCAAGAACTACAGCTTCACACTAGCTTGGGCAGATGGCAACTTGTCAACAGTGACACGCACTGCAGATGGAATTTCTGAGCAGGCGCAGTTTACTTATGACGGTAACGACAACTTAACAGGCGTCTCTGCCTGGGCAACAGTGGGAGGGGCTTGATATGGCGTGGGCATTAAGCGGCAGCACAATAACGCAAACTGGTACTAATTCAGATTTGAGTGGGCTTGCTGCCATCGCTGGGGTTACAAATGTGTTACTCCCTACAGTGCGTGGGCTGGCCGTCTATGACATTGGCGGCTTGACCCTTAGTGTTCAGGGGACGCTTGCGATAAACCCCGAAGTAGAGATGATTCTTTGCGAAAACAACAAGTGCCTGACCATTACTAACGGCGGCGTTTTAAATGTCAACGGTATTACTGCGCGAGACGGTACACTTACGTACAGTGAGCAGTATTGGCTAAAAGGCTCAGCTATAAGCAACACAGCTGCCGGGGGCTTTGACTCGGCTTTTGCAGTCATACACGTCACAGGCACAGGTACGCTTAATTGGAGCGGCGGGTACGTGGCTAAGGCAGGAGCAATGGTGTTTGATGCCAACTCTGTTGTCCGTATTAAGAATGCCGGCTGGAATACACATGCCTTCTTTTCAACTTTCCCCGCTCAAGTCCGTCAATTTACTGCGAACATCGAAGTGGATGGTTTTAAATTTATTGACGGCGGGTCATGGACGGACATGGTAAAGCCGCTCACTAACAATTTCAGTGGGTTTTCGTTCAATCATGCTTACGGCTTTGGGAAATCGGCTGCGCAATTCGACGGAGACTGGCACACCTTCCGGGACTATTCTGCGTTTAACGAAAAAGCCGCGAGCGGGTTTTGGTCGGATGTTTGGGATAGGTTTGTTAATGCCGAAAAAGGAAGCGATCTAATCGTAGTGGGGTTTTCAGCAACAGATAGCACCTCGAACGTTGGTGTTTGGGAGTCCCGCAAAGAAGTGAAAGTGAGATTATCAGCCGATACTTACTCAACATCGGGTGCCAAAGTGTGGGTCGTTGACAGTGACGACGGTTTCCGAACAAACTGGACCAATGCACTTACTCCAATAAACTATGTAGCAGACCGTTTGTATACGCAGACATCTGCGGCGACGACGGGTAACTCTAGCGAGACGGGGTTATTTGATATATTGCTAGCGTCTGCTGTGAGGCAGTCCGGCGGAACTGCGGGGGTCAACGACAGTGGGCTTAATAAAAAGTCGTATCGCGGTAAGAACGGCGACACTTCGGACGTTTTCGAGTTTCGTATTGCTTCATACTGGCATCAGCTCAAACAGACAGATGTTGTCCTAAAAGGTAACGGCGTTTTAAATCTTACTGATAAGGTTTTCCCTGATCAGTCGATCACGCAACCTGACAAAACCGTGGTCGCAGCCTACACCGAAATTGACACTTCTGCGAAGCTCTACGACCGCGCAAAGCTGTGGCTTGTGGACAACTTCGTGGGGCAGACAGAAACCATACTGACTCGATCAGGGACTACCATCGACCTTCGCGCACTTAACCTAGTGATTGACCCTAATGCAGTTGCTACGTCTGCTTTCAACGGTGTCACGATCACTATTAAAGCTGGCACATTTACAGGAAGCCTCACCACTACAGGCGTCATCACCCTGCAAAACGGCGCAGTAGTGACGGGTGGCTATGTCGACGCAAACGGCGACAGTTTCTTGAGTTTTTCGGGCATCGATGTATGGACTGTCTACAGTGATTCCAACCGCACCAACCAACTCGGTGCGGGTACAAGTGCGAGCATTTTCCGCTTCAACTACGTACCAAGCACCACCTACTATTTGACCGTCATCTCTGCGGGCACGACTTTCCTGATCGAGACGGTCCCGACTGAGGCTGGTGAGACAGAGGTTACGCTGGCCACCGCTGCGCTACTTGTTGCGCTCACAAGCAAGGTTGATGCACTAGAGAATGCTCCAAGCGCGAGTACTGTTGCTGCCGCAGTTTGGAATGAGGTGCTGACGGGCGCTACTCATAGTGTGCCTACATCTGCAGGCCGTAGGCTGCGCACTTTGGCAGACACTGTAGTGCTCAGCGAAGGCGTTGGCAATTCAATGAGCAACGGCGATGGTGTTGGTTATATCACGCTGCCTGCTGCTACCACAGTATGTGTTAAACAAGCCATTCGGGTTGGTGACATGGTGCGCTACGTGCGTGCGTTTGATCCTGCCACGAAGATAGCTACACTGGACAGCCCGTGGTGCACAATCACTGCCGGAGATGTAGAATATACTATCTTCAGTGGTAGGGAGAGTGCTCTTGGGAGTGGTGCCACCCTGTCAGAGATCGAAGCATCTACGGTGCTGGCGAAAGAGGCTACAGTGCGAGCGGTAAAGAGTGGTACAGGGCTGATCCCTTACCTGCTAGTTAAGTAATTTGAAAGGATGCTCCATGACAAAGTACACAGACTTGCCAGCAAATAGCTGGAATCGTCCAGCGGAAGTTCGCAACTTGACTGGAGAGTTTGCAGGCGATGAACTTAATGCTGCCGCCCGTCCAGGCGAAAGTACGGACATTCCCAAGGGCGTGTTAAATACACTGCTGGAGGAGCTTAACCACTCCCAGGCATTGACGCGAAAACTTCTCAAACAATTGGCATCGCAGTAAGGAGACAATATGACTGCTATCTACAATCCGTGGCAAGCCCCAGTTGAAGATGTAGCATTGCCTACAGGCTTCGTCATGCCTGAGCTTGATATGCCGCAGCTTGACATGGAACCTAGTGAGGACCCTGCTGTTAACCCACAATTAGCCCAAGCTATGACAGTCATTAAACAGCAAGCCGACACAATACAGCAGCTCATGGCGTACATGACCAATGAGTGAAGTTGCCGAACTCAACGCCCCGGCGGCGGAAGCTGCCGAACTATCGCGTCAAGATTTAAACTTCCTTGGGATGCTGTCAGCTCCTGAGGAGTTTGTCTATTCGTTTCCGCCATTCTATATTGCACTATTCAGCTTACTAACTGCATTTAAGTCTAAGCTGGAGCGCTACGCTATTGGCATTCCCCGAGGCTTTGCAAAAACTACATTCATCAAGCTTCTGTGCCTGTGGTACATTTTATTCTCCCATAAGCAGTTTATCCTGATTGTTGGTGCGTCAGAAGACCTTGCAGTTAACACACTGTCAGATATTGGCGATCTACTGAGTGGCCCCAATATCCGCAAACTATTTGGAAATTGGCAGTCGGCGATAGAGGTAGACACTCAAGCTCTTAAGGTATTTCATTTCCGCGGGCGGAATATCATTTTACGTGCTATTGGTGCCGGCACTGCCGTACGTGGTATTAACCGTAAGAACAAACGCCCTGACGTCATTATCATGGATGACGTACAAAAGCGTGAAACTTCAGAGAACAAGGAACTTACAGACCAACTCCTCAAGTGGATCCTGGGCACTCTGATGAAAGCCCGCAGCAATGATGGCTGCACATACATCTACGTGGGTAACATGTACCCGCAAAACTGTATTCTTGAAAAACTCAAGAACAACAGTCAGTGGACATCTTTCGTGGTTGGAGGCATTTTGGCGGATGGCTCGTCCCTGTGGGAAGAGTTGCGACCCGTGGAAGAGCTGCTCAGTGAGTATCAAGCAGACTTGGAGATGGGACATGGTGAGATTTTTATCTCTGAGATTCTCAACTCTACAGATATTGCCTCCGCCAGTGGTATTGATGTTGGCAAGATTCCACAGTTGCCTGAATACTTCAATGAGGCTGACCCTGAAGGCTCCTTCATAATCATTGATCCAAGCTCTGGCAAGAAGGGTGGCGACGATTGTACAATCTCCCACTATTCAGTCTGCGACTCCATCCCCATCTTTGATGAGTTAACTCACGGTACATTTTCCCCACTTGATACTATCAAAGCAGCAATTGAGATGGGACTGCGGCGAAACACCAGACTCATCGCAGTTGAAGGTGTTGCCTACCAGTCTACTCTGTTGTTTTGGTTTGAGCAGTACTGCCAAGAGTCTGGCATCACAGGGTTTGAGTTTGTAGAACTTAGCCCTAAAGGCCAAGCTAAGAACAACCGCATTAAGCGTGGCTTGTTACGCTTGCTCGCAGCTGAGATCTATCTTCATCCTCGTGTGCGCAGCCTTGTCTGCGCACAAATCATGGAGTGGAACCCTCTCAAGATTAACAACGCAGATGATATAATAGACCCTATCGGCTATGTTGAAGAGCTTATGAGAGAGTATCCTCACCTGATTGTCAAGAACATGTTCGATGTGGATTCTCATGTCGCAGATGCCAGTCACGGAGATACACTGGCATTACCATTTTAATTCGGAGTCCAAATCCAATGGCTACTGCAAACATTTCCATCATAAATACACTCAATCTTGAGCAGCGCAAGCAGCTATTGCACTATGCACGGGACTGTGCTGAGCGCGGCAATACTATGCTTTCTGACTTTCGCAGCCTGCTGCGCTATCGGGATCGTGCATACCAGCGCCAGCTGAACACAACTGCAGAGCATATCAAGGCAGTACGTGCCAATATGAATGGCGATGCTCGCAAACTGCAAGATATCACCGTACCTATTGTAATGCCGCAGATTGAATCTGCCGTAGCCTACCAGGCAGGTGTGTATCTGACAAGCTATCCCATCTTTGGCGTTGTCAGCTACCCGCAGAACCAAGATGCTGCTTTGCAGTTTGAGACGGCCCTGGGTGATCAATCCATCAAATATGGCTGGGCACGAGAACTTACCAAAGTTTTCCGGGACGGGTTTAAATACAACTTTGGTGCTGCTGTCGTGCAGTGGAAGAAGACGCCACTGCGCGCCATTGTTACAGATACGAATATTACGTCAGCCGGCCTGGCAGCGATCCGTGAGTATAGTTATGGTGGCAACTACATCAAGCGGGTCGATCCATACAACTGTTTCATGGATATGACAGTTTCGCCTGCGGACCTGCACACTGATGGTGAGTACTTCGGGTGGAGCGAAATTATCTCCCGCGTGCAGCTGAAAAAGTTGATTAGCATGCTTGATCCGCAAAAGACTACCAGTGCAAAGGAGGCATTTGAATCCTCATTTGCCGGCAGTACGCAGGATGCAAGCTATGCTATGCAGTTTCATTCTCCCGAAATTAACCAATACCTCAATCTGGGTGACAGTCACCTGACTGCAAACAACTGGGGCCAATGGATGGGGCTGCCTGGCAGCAGCCGGAGTACCATCAATTACAAAGATCACTACCTGCTGACACATTTTTACTGTCGAGCGCTGCCATCAGACTTTGGCGCCCGTGGCAATCAAGTGAAGATTTACCATGCCATCATGGTTAACTGGTCAACAGTAATCTTTGCAGAAGAGTTGAATGTTGGCTATGACTGCTTGCCGTGCTTTATCATGCAGCCATACGAAGATGGCCTTGGTTACCAGACGCAGTCTATGCTTGATAACGCGCTGCCATTCCAAGACATGAGTTCTGCGCTGTGGAATATCAGCTTGGAATCCAAGCGGCGACTCATATTTGATCGCCTGATTTACAACCCGCGCCTCATTGACAAAAAAGACATTGACCCGGTATCTAGCGTTTCTCGCATCCCTCTACGAAATGCTGCAATTGGCAAAGACGCCAACATGATGGCGCAAGCAATCTACCAGATCCCCTATCGTGAGGATAACTCTGGTACCAACATCCAAATGTCTGATATGATCTCTGCCATGGCAGATCAGGCAACAGGACAGAATAAAGTAGATCGTGGACAGTTCCAGAAAGGTAACAAGACTAAGACGGAATTTGAGACGACTATGATGAATAGCAATAGTCGCCAGCAGCTCGCCTCCCTGATGATTGAGCATCAGTTCATGACTCCTCTCAAAGAGGTGGTAAAGAGCAATACGCTGCAGTTCCAACCCTCTGGTAAGTTCCTTAATAGGGATCGCCGAGAAGAGGTGCCAGTTGATCCTGTAGCTCTACGCAATGCCATCCTTGAATTCAAGCTGACCGATGGAATGTTGCCAGCAGATAAGATGCTCAACTCTGAACTGCTTACCGTGTTCCTGCAGACTGCTCAAGCCCTTCCCACAGTGGCTACAGAATATGACATTATGGGTATGTTCATGTATTGGGCTAAGCTTAAAGGTGCTTACTGGCTTGAAGACTTTAAGCGCAGCCCAGAGCAGCAGCAGCAATTCTTGCAAACTACGCAACAAACTGCGGCAGCGCAAACGCCGCCGGAGCAGGCAGCCGCGCAACCTGGAGTCTAACCGGCGGGCGGCTGCGTGGGAAGACCGCATACCTAAGACTGCGGACTAAGCTCTAAGTAGCGGAGCGTAGCGCAGGTGGTTGACCGGCAGCGAAGCGCCACGAGGACAGCGAGGCTCCGTGTCAAGGCCGGAGCGAAGCGAAGCCCGCAGGGTTGCCTTTACATGGAGTGCTACCGCAGTAAGCTATCGATGGCGGGCGAGCCAACAAGCGGAGCGTAGCGTAATAAGGAAACACAATGAATACCAGACAAATCACACCAGACACTGCCAGTGCATTCATGAGGTTTAATCTTACTTCACAGGATACTGAACTGGCATTACAAGTTTCTCCATTGTTTCTTGCGTATCTTCAAAACAAAATTGAAGCGTATGCGAGTGCTTTGGTAGAAAAGCAGTTACCGTACTCTTCCAATCCAACGGAACAGGTAACTGCTATCCTTGCTCATGAGCGTTTGAGAAACTTCGTAGAAGCGTATCAGGAACTTATGAGTGAGATTTTGCAATCATCCTCTGAACAATCTTCCAACTAAGGAGTATCATCATGGCATTTCTCCCCGGCATCTTTGGCAAGCAACCTGCACCTGCCGCCCAGCAACAGCAGCCTGCACAGCCAGCGCAAACTGCAGCTACTGCAGGCGGTGGTGCGGGCCCAGCAAGTCAGCAACAGCAACCTGCAAATCCGCAAGCTGCACCTTCTGCAATGACAGGTCAAGCTGCACAGCCTGCTGCTGGCGGTCCTGAGAATCCGCTGGATAGTTTTGTTGACATATTCAAGCCTCGTCAGCAAGACCCCAATGCGCCTAAGCCTCCCACGCTGAATGATCCCATCTTGGGGCAGCTTGACCCTAATGCTTTCAAGCAACAGGTCTCTCAGGCAAACTTTGCTGCTGCAATTCCGCAGGAGACTATCCAGAAGGCAATCTCTGGAGATCCTCAGGCGTTTGCAGACGCTATCAATACTGCAGCTCGTGAAGCATTTGCCGCAGCAGCTCAACTCTCGCATGGGCTTGTAGAGCACGGTGCTCGCACAGCAGCAGAGCGTGTGAACAGCTCACTGGATTCGCGTATTCGGAATTTCCAGATTAAAGCACAGAATACTAGCCATGAAGCACTTGGACACCCCGCGGTGGTACCAATGCTCAATGCAGTCAAGATGCAGATTGCTACCTCCAACCCAACCCTCACTCCAGAGCAAGTTCAGCAGCAAGCTGAAACCTACTTTACGCAGATGGCAGATGTGCTTACTGCGCCCAAACGACAAGCAGCAGACCAGTCTGCTAAGCCCAAAGAAAACGACTTTTCTTACCTTTTTCAATCTTAACGCGCTAAGCGCAAAAGGAAACTGACATGGCCGTAGGTCTTCTCTCTTCTGTAAATGCTCCGCAAAATCTGAAGGCGATCAGCTTTGCCTCCGCAATCACTCGGCTGATGCCGAATGGTACCGCTCCTTTGTTTGGCCTTACCAGCCTGCTGAAGGACGAAACTGCCAGCAACATTGAGCATGGCTACTTCAGCAAGACGATGATCTTTCCGTCGCTCACATCTACGTCAGGTGATCTTGTCGGCGCTACCACGCTGACTGTGGATGCTTACACTGATGTGGTGCCGGGTGATCTGGTGCTGAATGAGCGGACTGGTGAAATCATCCTGGTGAACACCACGCCCAGCAACACCACTGTTGGCGTGACGCGCGCTGTTGGCTCTACTGCCGCAGCTGCCATCAATGCCGCAGATAAGCTGCGCACCATTGGCAACGCTTTTGAGGAAGGTTCTGTTCGTCCCAGCGCTGTCAGCATCATTGCTGAGCGTTATGTGAACAACACGCAGATCTTCCGCAACAGCTGGGCAGTTACCAAGACTGCTGCTACCATTCCGCAGATCGCAGGTGCTGGCTACGTCAGCGAAGGTAAGCAAGATTGCGCTGCTCTGCACGCCATGGCAATTGAGAAAGCTCTGTTCTTCGGTGAGAAGTTCATGGGTACTCGCAATGGCCAACCTTTCCACACCATGGAAGGTATCATCCCTCGCGTGAAAGCTGCTGCTTCTGGCAACGTCACCACTCTGGGCAGCACAACAAACTGGACTCAGTTTGAAGCTGCGCTGGACCCCACTCTGCAGACTGTGACTGACCCTAAAGGTGGCAACATCCGAACCATGTTTGTGGGCGGTACTGCTCGTCGCGTGATTCACAACATCGCACGGCTGAACTCCAGCTACCAGATCACCACCATGGAAACTGCGTGGGGTCTGCAGTTGGATACCATCCGCACTCCGCGTGGCACTTTCGAGATCATCGAACACCCGCTGTTCAACGCTTATGGCGGTGCTTCTGTCTGGGCTAAGATGGCAATTGTCTGTGATCTGAATGCCTTCTCGCTTGCGTACCTGCGTAAGACCAGCGATGCGAGCTACAACAGCGCCGGGGCGCTGGTTGACAATGGTGTTGATGCTGAAGGTGGTACTCTGACCACTGAGCTGACTTGCACCATCAAGAACCCCGCAGCGTTTGGCGTGATCTACAACTTCACGGCAGCTGCTGCAGGCTAATCCTAGGTAACTAGGGCGTGAGAGGGTAGGTTCCAAACCTACCTTCTTTTTTAACTTTGCAAACTTGGAGAAATCAAAATGGCAGTTGGAGCAGTTTCGAGTGCAAGCACTCAACAAAATGCACAAGTTATTCGCGCTGGCGAAAAAGTCGCCACATCCCCGCAAGCTCTCAAAGACCCGAAGGCTAAGACCTACAAGCACATGGTGTCAGGTGCCCGATTTGTGATGCCAGACGGTCTTGAGATTCAGTTTCTTGGTGGGCAGTTTTCTACCGCTGATCCTGCTATCATTGCAGAACTGGATGCGGTTGCCAACAAGTCAGCCAGCATGATCTACACTGACATGGCTGTGGTTGAGGCAATCAAGTCGCAGTCCAAGCAAGCCGCGGCAGACGCCGCAGATACGGCAGGCAAGACTTCCGAGTAAACAAGTGAGCACGCAATGACAACGCTGAATGAGATGATTGCTCTGACTGTGGAGCAGACCCGTAGGCCGGAGATTCCGGACATTACGGCTGCGGCAGTACGTACAGCTACATTGCGGGCTCATCATGTTGACTTCTTTCCGCGGGATCTGTCCCTCGGATTGTTGTCGTATGTGCCATCTGGTACGATGTTTTACGACTTTCAAAATGTAAGTCAATCATTGCAGCGTCTTCGCAGCATTAAGCACTTGCAGAGTATGGAAGTTGGGACTGGCCGCCCAACTGAGCAATTGGAGTTCAGAGAGCAGGACGACATATACGACAACACTGGCGACCGCCGACCAAGTATTTACACACTGCTTGGTGATACACTTCGTGCGTTTCCTACCTCCCAAACTGGGGAGCTTGGAGTGTTTTATTACCAAAATCCAAATACCGCAGCTGAGCAGTACTCTAGCTGGATTGCTGATAACTATCCAGATGAGCTGGCAGTTTGGGCGGCGGCGATTGTCTTTGCTCGTACAGGCTTTGCAGAGATGGCACAACAGTTTATGCAGATGCATGTTGATCCATTCCGCAGTATGCTCGTCGAGTCTCATCTGCTTGGTAATGTTTCCTAAGGATTTTTAAATGAGCTATACACCAGTCCCAACTGATGCCAACGACCCTCAAGAATTCCGCACAGTAGAATCCGCTGCTGCGGAATTTCGTGCGCTGAAAGCCAGTGTTAACACCCGCGTTGCGGCTGAGGAAGCAGCTAGAATTGCTGGTGATGTTAAAAGTTTGCGGGTACCAGAGGCGTCCGTGGCAGCTGTGCCAGCAGCTGCTGGGCGTGCAGGTAAAGTGCTTGGGTTTGATGCTGGCGGAAATCCTACCGCCATTGCTATCGGTGAAAGTAGCGATCCTAGCTTGCGGGCGGACTTGGCTAGCACGGCGAGCGGCAAGGGAGCGGAGCTGGTGGGGTTTAGGCAGGCTGGTGTTGGCGCGGTGGATCGGACTGCGCTGGCGAAGATGCAGGATGTGGTGAGTGTTCTGGATTTTGGAGCGGACCCAACTGGTGTACAGCCGTCCTCGGGTGCATTTATTGCTGCTCGTGCTGCGGCTAATGGCAAAAAGATTTATGCCCCAGCCGGAACTTACAAACTAAATCAGGTTATTACTGGCTCCACGGATTTGATCCTTGAAGGCGACGGGCCATCGACCATCTTGGACTTTACGGGCACCGTCACTGGAGGTCAAAATGCCATAGAGGCAATCGGGACGGCCACGCAGATTCAAGACCTGGGCGCAACCGCAACTGCAGGCACCCATACAATCACGTTTGCAAGCGCTCCATCGCTCGCCATCGGCGACGTGTTTGTCATCTTCAACCCGAACAATTCTTCTTGGTCCGGGTTTCGCACATACTACTTCGCAGGCGAATGGTGCGAAGTGGAAAGCATCAGCGGCAACACAGTGACTGTTCGCAACCAACTGTACGACACCTATACGGCCGCTGCGGTTGACGTCTACAAGATCACTGGACCAAAGCTGGTTCTTCGAAACTTTGACATTCGAGGCACGACGGTGGATGGCCTGATCGGTGCGTCCCTGTGCGTCGCCCCTTTGCTTGAAAATGTCAAGGCAAGCCATGCCAGCAACTCTGTAGTTTATTTTGACCGCTGCTTTAAGCCTACGGTGATTAATCCCGACATGAGCAATGTGGGCGATGGTGGTGACGACTACGGCATCGTGATCGGGAGCAGCCAGCACGCAAGAATCATCGGTGGGTACGTCTACGCACGGCGTCACGCAACTACCTCTGGTGGTGCCGCAAATGTCTGTGATGTGCCCGTTCGAGACGCCCGGGTCATTGGCACGGTGTTGAAAAACGACACCGCATCAGGCGTGTTCTGTGCCGACTTCCACGGCAACACCGAAGACAGCAGTTACATCGACTGCAGAATTTACGGTGGTGCAACGTGGCAAGGTAAAGACATTGAGTACGTCAATTGCACCATCACAGCAGACGCCGGTGGGCGAGTCATTTACTCGGCCGAAATTAAAGGTGGTCGGTTTGCCTTGAGGGGCTGCAAGATCATCACGCACGTTGACCCATCTGCTAACTCAAGGGGGATTATTGATATTGGTGGAAACAATAATGCAGTCAGCGAAAATACTGTGCTGCCTGCTACTTTTGCAATCGAAAACTGTGAACTGTATGCGCGAAACTTGAGCGCCATCACATCGTTCATGTTATTTAGAAATTTTGGCGCCACGGTCAAAACCAACTTTGTAATTGATGGTTTGAAAGGCGATGTGGACCTGCTTGGGCAATTGCTTTTCTCCGCAAACACAAGCGGAACGCCAAACGCTGATTTCATTATCATTGATCGCATAGCAGGGTTCCCAAGTGGGCTGCTTTTGCACAACAGCAGCGCGTACACCAACTTTCCGCACCGATGCCAGCGCCAATCTGGTTCGCTGTCGATTACAGCGACTTCCGGCACAAACAACACCATACCCGGATACACAAACTTCAAATATGTATATCCGCGCACGCCCGTGGCTATGGGTTCGACAGCAGGTTCATCTACCGTTTTTAACGGCAACAAGCCGATTATTCCGAACATCTTTGACTTAGCCGAGAACCGGATTAGACCTGTCATTTCGACGGGCGATGCGGTCAATTGGACAGCCACATCCTCGGTTATTTTTGGCTGGTCTGTATCGCTTGACGAGGTTTAAAAATGACCATTCACATCATCCACACCCGAGCCGGCCTGCTGGCCATGGCATCCGCTGAGGCCGCGTAATGCTCTCCCTAGCCTCCTACCACCGTCCCCCATCCCGCCCAGGCCTCGAATTATGATATACAAGAGGTAGACATGTCCCAATTGTCGGAAGAACAGATCGAAATGATTGCTGAACGCGCAGCTGAGAAGGCTGTCGAGAAGCTTACAGGTCGCATTTACCAAGAAGTTGGTAAGAGTGTTTTATCAAAGGTTACTTACATCCTTGGTGCCGTTACAGTAGGCTTGTACCTGTGGCTTAAATCTAAAGGACTTGTATAAATCATGGCAATCCAGCGATTCAAGGTAGCGTTAAATAACGCAGAGATGCCGCTAGTGTCTACCAAGGCACAGCGTGCTGTGTTCATTCCCGGGCTAGACGCCGCGCCGCGTACCCCCCGTGTTTTCATGGGGGCTGATACTGCTGCAGATTACAACATGACGCAAGTCATATATGCAGAAAATGTTATGCCAGCAGCAGAGGGCATTAAGTCTGTGGGCTATGGCAGTCTGATTGCAGGCGTAGCAGAGGAAACTGCATTCAATACTGTGTTTCCACTCCGGGACGAGGTGGAAAACTACGTGCTGTATAGTCCGGCAAAAAATAAGAACTATGTGCACGACCCTGCCACTAACTTGTGGGCGCCCCTTGGCGACTTGGAAACCATCTATGCAAAAACACTACACGCAGATTGCGACCCAGAGGCTGCAACCATTACGTATGCGTACGTAGACGGAAAGACCTTTGTATGCTACGCTCGCATGAGGAGTGATGAGACCACTCCGACAGACATGTCATTACTTCAGTGGAACGCAGCCACCAAGACGCTTGGTCTGGCAACTATTGTCACCAATTTGCCATTTGCCGCTGGTGAGATTGATGGCATTTCTAGCTCCGCAGGGTATCTTATTGTCTGGAGTGGGTTGACAATTGCATGGGCACCTTTTACAGGTGCAGCCTTTGACTTCCAGATCTACACAGCAGGCGCCTTCACAGGTGCAGGCTTCCAGATCCCAGAAGATATTCAGGCTCCTATCACCGCGATCATTGGAATGTCGGGCGGGTTTGTGGCATTCACCAAGCGCAATGCCATTGCTGCCAGCTACCACGCCCAGAGTATTGCATCTCCCTGGGTGTTCAGGGAAGTGCCGGATGCTGGGGGCCTGGAATCCTATGAACAAGCCACTGTTGAAGGTAGCCTATCTAGGCTTGTGGCGTACACTTCTGCCGGGGTGCAGACCATTAGCTTAAACAGTGCGGAGCTGACTCATCCAGAGGTGGCAGACTTCATCACTGGGAGGCAGATTGAAAAGTACGACTTCGCTACTCGCCAACTTACTCGCGGGTATTCTAGCGTTGACTTGTTTGTTAAGGTGACGTCAATTGGTAATCGCTATGTGGTAGTCTCCTATGGATACTATCCTGGAGTTTATAGCTACGCACTGGTGTGGGATATTGCACTCAAGCGTTGGGGTAAACTGCGTATCAAGCACGTAGACTGTTTTACCTACGTGTACGATCCGGCTACGCAGCCAATTACCTATTCTATGATGATCGATGTGACGTACGATGAGGTTGCAGACGTTGCCTATGAGGACATGTCTGTAGCTAATAGTACTATCACAGCTGCACAGAATGCCATGGCATTTATGAAGTCTAACGGCGAAGTTGTTCTTGCTACGTGGTCGGAGCGCCTAGGCGCAGAAGATCAAGCAGTTGCAATCATTGGACGAGTTCAGCTTACACGAAGCAGGAATGTACAGCTTAATCGCATTGAGGCTGAGGGAATGTACGCAGGTAATGTATATGTTCAGTCTTCAAGCAATGGTAGAAACATTGATTATGTCCATACACCGGTGGAAGTTGAGAGAACTGCAAACTACTTGGCTGCAGGCTGTATGATTGACTGCAAGAATTTCAATCTTGTAGTTGAAGGTGCATTTGATCTCAGCACCGTGGTGCTTGAAGCCATCCCAACCGGGCAGGTGTAATCGTGCCAAAGTACCAGATAACTGCAGGATTGCCCAACTATCCGCCGGGGCTTCCAGATAAAGATGCCGCCCTTGTAGTGCCACTTTACAGGGCAGTCAACAGCCTTGCACAATATATAAGTGTAGCCAGCGGAGCCGTAGAGTACAGCCCTGCAGAGCAGGCACAAGTCAGTCAGCTCACTACGTTGCTTGACTCTAAGACGGCTAAGATATTTGTCAAGGCTGCAGAGCCTCTGACATACGGCAGTTTACTGGCCCTTAGTATTGACGCTGGCAAGATTGTAGCGCATAAAGCGGATGCTACTAACCTAACGCGCCCCGCACTCGCAGTCTGTGATCAGGTAGGTGGCATTGATACTGGCGCGTTTGGTGAGGCTGTATTCATGCAGGGAAGAACTGCAGGCATCAGTGGCACAACTTTCGGAGCTGTGTATTATCTATCCACAGCTGGACAAGTGCAGATAACTCCACCGGTGGCCTCCGGCGTACTAGCTCAGATTGTTGGTGTGGGGCTAGGCTCCGAGGGACTCTACCTTAACATCGAGCCGGTGGGCCGTAGACCTACACTTGTGTATAAATTCTCTCCAACCGTGTTGCGAGTCCTCTACTCAGACGGCACTGTTGATGATCTTCCCGTATAAGGAGCTGCCATGGACTGGTCTAATTACCCCAACTTTAAGCCTGCTGAGTTTGCCTGCAAACATACAGGCGAATGTCAGATGAATCCTGGATTCATGCATAGGCTGCAGATGCTGAGAAATGCATATGGCAAGCCTATGAAGATCACCAGCGGTTATCGTCACCGCAGCCACCCAGTGGAAGCCAAGAAAACTACCACAGGTGCGCATACACTTGGACGCGCAGCTGATGTAGCTGTTACTGGCGCTGACGCACTCCGCTTAGTTTATCTTGCACATGTGCATGGATTTACTGGCATCGGGGTAAATCAAAAAGGCAGCTCACGATTCATCCATTTAGATGACCTGACCGTTGCCGACAACTTCCCACGTCCCACAATCTGGAGCTACTGATGACACCATTGTTAATGGCCGGCTTAGGCATCGGCGAAAAAATCATTGACCGCCTGTTTCCTGACCCTGCAGCTAAAGCTGCTGCAGAGTATGAACTACTCAAGATGACGCGCGAGGGCGATCTCAAAGAGACGCTTGCGCAGCTGCAGATTAATCTGAAAGAGGCAGAACATGCTTCTATCTTTGTGGCGGGCTGGCGTCCTTGGATTGGTTGGGGGTGTGGCTTTGGATTACTATACCACACTATCTTTCACAATGTCTTAAACTGGATAGCAGTGATGAACGAGTGGCCGCCGCTGCCACAGATTGATTCAGACCTCCTAATCTATGTTCTCGGGGCCATGTTAGGTGTTGCCGGACTGAGGACATATGAAAAAAAGATTGGCGTAGCATCCAAGTAATTAAAAGGAAAATATCATGGCACAGCCTGGACAGGGTACCGTACAAGCGCCTAACCAGATGGCAACTATTCAAGCATTGCTTGGGTTGCTGAGCGGTGGAGGTCAGACCACTAGTACAAATCCTGGAGATATCAGCTATCTTCAGCAGTTATTTGGCGAAATGCAAGGCGCAAACTATCAAGGATTACTTGAGCGCATCTTCCAGCAAGCGCAGGGAGCTATTCCTGGGTTGCAAGCTGCTTACGGAAATGCTGTAGGTGCGCGCAGTGGTACCAACTCAGCGATGGCAGCGGCCCTACAAGATCTGCTCAAGAGCACTACCATTGAAGCCCAGCAAAATCTTGTCAGCCAACAGCTGCAAAATCAGAATATTCGTCAGGCGGCAGGTGCCAACATTGCGCAGGCCACCCAAGGAACTCAGCAAACTACGCGCCCTAACACACTCACAGGATCACCGTTGGGGGACCTTGGTGCGATGTTTGCAATTCTTAAAGGTGCCCAAAAACTGACTGGCGCCAAAGACATGAATGAGATGTTTGGGAAGGTTACAGGTGTCAATACTGCTGCAGCGCCCGCACAGCAAGTAACTCCCGCAATGTCTGGAATGCCTGTAACTGCCCCTACAGCGGCAGCTGTAACTTCTGCAGACCTTACGAACTATCAGCTGGGTTCAGCTTCTTACTATAGAAACTTTGCTAGAAATAGAAGATATCTTGCTGGCGTTGCTTGGGAACACCTTGGCTCACTAAGACCA